ACCCCCCCCAAGTAACCGCCTGGAGGTCGGGGTCCCACTAACACAGTGGGCCGAGTGGCACACGCCGCCTAAGGCTGCGTACCGGCTAATGGGCCCGGCGCGGCCCAATCGTAGCCGGAAATGTAGATCTTAAGAGGGAAAGCCGAACTAGCGCTAAGGCTAGTAAAGCCAAACGTAAACGTATACGTGTTGCCCACGATCCCATTATTCACAGCCCAGGAATAACTGAAGCCGCCTGCTCCACTGCCGCTTGCCAACAACTTAATGGTAACTGTGGGAGAAATCGCTAAGGTTGGCGTCGCTGCAGCTGACGTTGCGCAGGTGACTGTCATGATAAAAGGCCCAGAGTATTGATAGGTCATGGTTGTCGACGTAGGGAAGGTAACGAGGTTCGTACCATATACAGTCAACACACCAGGGTTTGACACCTGATCAAACGGCGTAGTGGCACCAGAAGAAGTGATACCAATTCGCTCTACAATGGGCGGCGGCAGGAGTTGAGATGGGGCTATCAGCTCAATCACATAGCTGATCCAAAGCTCACCAGTAATGGCGGCTGTCACACTGGATGTAGCCGTCATAAAAACTCCCGCTGATTGTGTGTGTAAATCCGTAACAACAGGATTGCTTGCGACACCCTGAGGAAAGGAAGCAAAAGGGTTGATCCAATACTCAGTATTGTCACACTTAACAGACATCTTGGCTGTATTCCAGGCTGGGCCTCTCATACAGTCTGATATCTCAAGCATCTGCTGCTTGGAAGTTGGCACCGGACGCGTAGAATTCCTGTCAAAAGCGAGCAGCACAGATCCGTTGGTGGCGGTAGACACCTCGGGAATATACTCAAACTCGAGTTTGCGAATCTTGAACTTCTCATAATTGATTGCTATGGTGGACAACCAGGGAAATGTGTAGTTCTCAGCAGGATCCAAGAGGTAGGAATTGGCGAAAGCGAAGTTACTTGATGCACTGGGAACTAAGTCCCCGAAATACTCCCTGTGGGAGATAATGACGCGGCCATTATTATTAATAATAGCTGGCTGAGTACGAGTAACTTTGGAGCGCGTGGCAGGCTGTGTGACAATCTTGTCAAGCTTATCCATTATCGCTAAAACCTTGTTCTTACTTTTCTTGGGCATCTTATTGCGTATGGTGGCACGTGGCTTGGGAACGAAGTTAGGTTGGGGCTCTGACGGAGGCAGAGCCGGTTTCTGTTTTCCTCGGGTGGTCATCAAATCTTGCACTAGAGTGGCGACTTGGTCTATCTGTGATGCCATTACACCGGAAAGATATCCGGCAACAGCACCCGTAGGACCAGCAACGCGGCCGCCATAATTGGCCATAGCCAATTTGGAGGTCGTTGGAGCAAGGTCATGAACTAGCTGGTCTTTGACTTCCCGTATAAAGGACATGGTTCAAAATTCATACATGTTTGGAAAATCCGAATAAGAAGTGGAGAACGACTACTCAAGCCTAGCAATGACGTGAAGAACCGGGTGGTTCAAAACGTCATCAACCTGGACATGAGCCATGTAATTCTCCAAATCTTTGAGTTGGTGCTCAGTAATCTGAAATCGATTGAGCAACCAATCAGTTGTGGCTTTGTTGGCTGAACATGGCTTACTAAGTGTCAGCTTATGGATGTTTACATCAGCAACACCCCGCTTGGCACCTTTAGTCTCTACACGTAACTTATGGAGATACGCCCTCATAAATTCAATGTGAGCAAATGTGTCCAGGTGACCCAACACCACACCGCGTAACCAAGATATTCCATCCGACTGGGGCTGTACACTGAAGCCCATCTTCGCTATTGTTTTAGCGAACTTGGGGGTCAACACAAACCCCTCACTGACTGGAACAACATGTGATGAATAGAATGACACATCAGTTATGTCCTTATATCCACCCTCGGGGCAGAAGCCTAAATCCTTCAATACTCCATACAGCTTGTCCAATGACACTGCCATAGGTAAAGCAAGGACAGAATCATCCCCACCAACTATCACTCCCACTTTCCCGGGTTCTATAACTAAGTCCGGAATAGTCATAAATGCAGCAAACAATAGCGAGACGGCCGTGATCAAGGTGTTGCCCAATGTAGTATTTGGGTCACCAGAACCACGAGTGCCATCAACTATAAATCTATGACCGTGAGAGGAATATACGTGTCTTTTAAGTTGATTATTTAAAACCGTACATACGTCTCTACTTGGTTTGAACAAGGCATAAACGCTTTGCTCATACTCAAGTGCATGCGTTGAAATAGTAGCATCATACCGAGAGAAGTCAGTTTCCAAAAGCACTAAATGAGAGTGTTTTTCGAACCACGCACCGTAGTGTAACGCATTCCCACCAATGGCAAATGTGATTATACTACTTACGTCAAAAACTTCCATGAACCTTTCAAGCACAGCACATATGAACGGCCCCAACACCACTGAGTGAATGTCCGAAGGCGCTTGGATTAAGCGTGGGTCCTTAAACTGTGGTTCCTCATCCAACAATTTCTCACGCTTAATGAAACAGGAATAGCGACAGGCTTTGGCATCAACCAGAGACCCACCTCGTTCGTAGGCTGCTCTAGCGACCTCGTTCTTCGCGAACTTGGCCGGCTGTGAACGAAACCGACTGTTCCATTTTCCAAACTCCCACTCACTCATGGCAGTTGTGTCCATTAATGGGGTGATAAACCTATCACTGAAGGCCCTGAGCATAGCCCAGGTTTCAGCATTGGGCCTGGGAACATCCTTGATAGCCCGGCCGCAGATGGCAACCTCCTCATTGAAACTCGTGTCTGCATGAACATAAGGCACAAGTCCAAAGAGGCTAGGTCCATAGCGGTAGAGGCTCTTGCGTCGTTCGCGCTTGTTAAGGCGCGAGCGAATAAAATGTGCACCTGCCCTGACTGGTTTAACACTCCCCATGTATTCAACAGCATCTCTCACCGTGTTAACTGTGGAAACACACAGCAACCCGAGGTATCTTAAGGGTTGGGAAAATGCAATGAGGTAATATAGATACCTCAATTGGACATTAGCATACCCCAAACCCATTGCTACCTTAGAATGGTTAACAACCATCCAAGTGACGCATAAACAAACGCACAAGTACGCGTTTATGACGAGAGACACTAGAATCAGCACGAGTGACGCAGCAGGGAGGACGCTACCCACAGCAGCGCTGCCACGCACTCGTACCTTGTTTCTGTTCGAGACATTCAGGGCATCAGAGACCAACTCTTCTATGGCCAACGAAGCGCCATGGCTAAAGTTAGGCTCTTTGTCACCCAGCTTACGCATGACGTATCTGTACAACTCGCGCTGACCCGTGGGAGTATCAGCGACGCTGCCAGCGTAGATGACAACGGACTCGAACAAACTTGATTCAATTTCCTTGTTGGAGACTGAGAGACGATGGTAACTCTTGATAACGTCATCTCCCACTAATGTGGAAGACAACTGGTACAAATAGTCACTCCGGCTCACAACCTGTTTCTGGGTGAAGTCAAATTTCAAAATAAAAGTTGACCCAACCCTCTGCAGAAGTCCCCAGCATACATTTACATCGGAACTACTATTGAACATCCAGTCATTAATTGGATGGTCATAATGATTGATAGTTCCGGATGTGATCATCGATACACGATCACCGCCCCTATCATACCTACACTCCCCTTGAAAGGAGCCGCAGTCACCAGGAAAAGCATGGGTGACGACAACGTGGGTTCTCCGCGTCGCAATAACGTTATCCAGGAACTCACGCTTGGGTATGTAGTAGGCTGAATGCACAAACAAATAGGCTGAGGCAGAGGGCAAACAGTCACACTGGGAGAGCCTATGCAAGCAAGACTGACCACGGAATGATTGTTGCCGACGAGTGTCCTCAGGTTCAGTTACAGGGCAACACGAATGAACGAAGTTGCGCTTGTAACGGTGGTGTCTGGACGGTGAGCCGCCAACATCAAGGATTGCCAATCCACGTTTTGTGTCCAACAAAAATTGTATGGCTATGTCCTCAGATATGAGGCGCTCACAGTGTAGAACACCATGTGCATTGACGGAACCAGTACCCTCGACAATTAAGTAACGGGGGTCCAAGCTCCCAACTTTCTCCCTTTGGGCCTCCGTGAGGCGAAAAGGCACACTCAGCTTGCGCAGGCCACGC